GCTTCACCAGATACCATCGTATCAAAAGATAGCATTAGAGTTCGGTTATTGTCGTACTGACCGTTGGCGGCGGCTAATAGCTCAGGTTCAGTCGCTGTATTGCTCGCGAACGCAAAATGATTTTTATACTCATTTCCAAGATTGAACTTCTGTTCTATTTGGGCAGCGCCGCTAGAATCTAAATCAATAGAAGATGAATACAGGGCGACACCATCGAGCTGGGTTTCGCTAATTCTTTGTTGGTTTTTGGATAAAGGGAAAACTGCTCCATAATGGGAATTGTCCTCCCTATTTCCTGGGTCCTGTGAGTCTCTAGCGAGTGGGTTTAGTTGTCTCCATCCAGGAGTTTTATAAAGACCTGCTTGCGCACACCCATCAGCATTTCTAACTTCGGAAGACGGGAACTCTACTAGAATATCGAAATCATTATTTATTAATAGACTTTGGTGTTCCAGGAAGTTAGGGTTCCTTAGGATTTGGTGCCGTTCATCACACACCTCCAGACGGATAATATTAATATGGGGATTTACATAATTAAAATCCCATGGCGCAAAACTTTCATCTATAAAACCTACCGATGGGAAAATATACTCAACAAAATATTCGTTGTTTGATTGGAATACTTGGTCTCTCTCATTTCCGCGCAGACGGCACCTGAATTCATCTACTTCATAAAAATTCTTAAGTTTTATTGTGTGATATAAATCTTTATTATCTTTGTCTAGAACAACAAATCTTTCTGTAGAAAAATCATAGTACTCCAAGGGAATATCATTCTTTCCACGAGAAATACGAATATCCATAGTGGCATTATGGGCTTTACCATTGGTATAGAAGGTGTATACCCCGCCCATCTTCATCTCAGGAAGTCTTTGTCTGAGGGTTACTTGTTCTTGTCCAGCGACCAATTCAAATTTAGTAATATCAATCTCTCCCTCCGAGGTGATATCCGTTGTGTGCGTTACCATGCCCGCTGACATATCGTGCAGAAAATTGACGTTCCACCCCGACATAGAGTTCAGCGTAGGGTTAACGAGTAGGTTGGCGTCTACTTGGTTATCATATTTCCATTGGTTAAAGCCAATACTTGAGTAACAGTCCCACATCTCAAATACGGCATTGTCCGTTACGGGAAGCAGTTGGTAGTTCTCGGCAGAGGTCGCCATGCCGCTATACCAGAATCTGGAGTCTCTTTGAGAGTAACCTTCCTTGGCGCTTCCCAGGGACATGGCTTGGATTTGGTAGCTAGACACTGAGCTAACTCCAGGCTCCATAGAGGTGGGAGTCGCGCTCGGGTTTGGCATATAGGTCATTACGTCGGCAATAGTTTTCCTGAAACCATCAACGACCATATTAGAGCCTTTGTATAGACTCTTATGTTCATCTCCATAACTCTGGAAAATTTCTATATTACCTTTAATCATTTTCAATAAATCCGTAAACTCCGTTTGTGGCGGAATGACTTCCTCCCCAATATTCTAGGTATTCACTACGGCTTCCTCCTGATAGTAGGTAGGTTCCGGACGAATCTCTTGCGTCTCTAGAGGATTTGCTAATATTTAAACCGTCAAAGAAATCAAAGATGTCCACAAAATCCTTTTTGGAATAATCTTCCGCATAAACATTATAGCGCTTATTTACAATATCTACACCTAAAAGTGTGACTCCATTAAATTCCCCAGTTCTATCCATCTTTGCTACTTCCACATAATAAACAGTTTGGTTATCATGTACTGGACCAGCAGAAGCGAAGTAGCCACCCAGCGGACCATCCTTAGAGAGTGAGTGGTATTTAAGAGGGGTGCGGCTGTTATGAGTGTTGAACTCTAATACGTGTCGCGTAGGCTCAATAGAACTTCCGGGGAAGGTTAGTCTCTTCCACTGTCTGTCGTTAGAGGTTTCTTTTGAGTTGGACCAGGATTTTGCAACCCAGTCATAGCACCAACTTTTTGCGAACGAATTCCATCCGTTCCCTACAAAAGGTTTCGGGTCCGTTACAACTCTAACATATAGATTCTCATCAGGATAAGTTTGTGCGCCCGCAATTCTAGCAACTCGGGCATCAATACCTAATAGATATTCCTCATCCTTGAATAATTTATTTCCTTGTCTACCCGCAGTAATATTCGTAATACCCTGTTCATAATTTTCTATTCTAATATTTTTAATTTTGTATGGGGTAACACTACCTTTAAGTATAGCTGCTGGGGAAATGATTAACTCATAATTATCATTTTGACTAAATGTGGAGGAAGGCGTAATAACTCCTGTGAACGTACCAAAATTAGTCTCCGGTCGTACGGTACCGCTGGTCATAATGTTTACGAGGTTAGATGATAAAGTGCTATCTATATCCCTCCACTGACCAACTGTGTTTGTGGCATATTGTGTCGTTGGTTGTATCCATTGTTTATTTTGGGTTATGTTAAACAGTGCATAACTAAGTCTTTGGTTTGGGGAAACCGACGCACAAGACGCATCGACCGAAAGACGGTAAGAATTTGATGGGGTCAGCGGTCTTAGGTTGGCGGGTGTCTGACGCTCCGTCGTATTGACTACCGTCGCAAGGTTAGGGGTTTGGGCAGTTCCTAGTACCCCCGACATAACGCCAAGAGTTCCGGTTCCAGAAGTTCCTCCTTTACCTACTAGAACCACATAAGGAATTCCGCTACCAGCAGGGTCTATGAAATATGAATCTGAGGTGGGGTGGGATAAATGACCTGCTTGGTTAATTACCGGGGTTCTGTTTTCATCTTGAATTTGCCATCCAGCAATGGCTGACAGAGATTTGCTTCGTAAGGTTTGTAGGTCCTTCGGGGGAAACTTTAATTGTCCATTATAGGCGTAATTCATATTCCCATCTAAAGCGAACCTTGCACGTATAGTTTGGAACGGACTATCTGTTCCATGCTGTTGTACCATAGTGATTCCACTAGAAGAAATTGAATCAATATTGTAAGATGGATTAGATGGGTTGTTCCATACCGCAAACGCATTAATTCTCGGAGCCACAAAATCTATCCCTGACAGGAGAGTCCTATTAGATTGATAAAGCTCACTTGGACGCTCAAACACATCCAAAGTATTCTCGTATGTTCCATAAGCTCCTGCGGCTAATATTCCGTCAGTTAGAGTTGCATTGTTGCCTAAAGTGTTAAGATAAATATTATTCACCGTGGCGGGAGTAGCAACTACCGCGCTCCAGTCTGGGTTGAGAGAGGAGATAGAACCTCCATAGCTTCCCGGGAAAGATTTAGCCCCTAAGTTATTTTGTATTTTTCCCTTGATAGAGAAATTATGGTTAAACAGAAGAGGACCGAACACGTGGGCTAGTATATTGAATCCACCTGCGTACCTATCACCATCAACTTGGGTTTCCTGGTCCACCCAGCATTGAAGCTGTCTTCGGAATTTGTTATTGTAATCCCAGTAAAGTTTCTGTACGCCTGTTCCGAATTTGAAATTCTCAAATCCTTGGTCGGTAAATCTATACCATCTAGCATCCTTTCTTCCCCGTCTTATAAAGATGTTGGTCATAGCCCGCAGAATCTGAGAGCCAAAGACATCTCTAAGCTGATTAAAGCTAGAGGCATTGGGTTCGAAATCAGGGATAGCTCGTGCTGGGAAGAAAGATGATGCGTGGAACTCAAAGAACGGGGTTGCGGAGGTGTTGTAGTATGAGTATACCGACGATAGACTTCCGCTTGTATCCACGAAACTTTGGGAAGAGAAATTAAATCCTTTGGGTACGAAGCCGGGAAGGTTTAAGCCTCTTCCTTTGAGAACGGGTTGGAGTGCGCCCCCACTCATCCCGAACCAATCTGTAGCAATTGGCTGGTTGAGCCCCTGTCTATTTTGTGCCCATCCAGTAAATTTATATTTTAAATCTTTTCTTCTTCCTGCGGTTCTCCTAGCAATAAGCTTTTTAAGACCTAAATCATCCTCTGAGCCGCCGCCACTCCAGAAATATCCTTGAGGGGAAGTTCCTTTAGTTCCGTGTAGTGTAGCAGAGGGCAAGAACCTGCCATTCTGTGGATTGTAAACGCTGGGGAATACTCCAACTCCACTAAATGAGCCTCCTGCGCCCCACGCGCCTGGGAAAGCCGAGGCGGTATAGGTGCTATGGACTTGGTCCATGTCCGACTGGATAGTATTAACTACTTCTATGTCTTGTATTCCGGACCAAGCTACGCCAGGATTACCTTCGCCATCTTCTCTGGTACCGTAGTAATCGTCCACAATGCTAGACCCAACATAAATCTTATTCAGAGCGTGGAAAGGAGCGAATTGCCGGAACACATTGACAATGGTAGGAATTCCTTTACGTCCAATCTTCGTCTTCGCTACGTTTGTGAAATCATTAGAAGCGAAATCGATTGACGATGCGAAAAACTTTGAGTGCACTTCAGAAGATTTTGAGTTCCAAAAATCAAACACACTCATGCTATCCAGGTCACCGTTCTTAATTACACTTTCGTAGTTAAACGGAAGTTGTAAAGAAGAGGTCATAAACTTGAATGAGTTATTTGCGCCCCACCCAGGCTCGTTAATACCTTCTGCTTCTTTAATAGAAACAGAACTTAAAATATATTTAGCTACGCTATTCGCAGCGGTGGAAGACACTCCACATCCCGCTTCGTCAAATGTCCGTGCTAGAATAGACGATACGCTGCGAATGAAGTTGTCTATGTTTGGACCAATCTTGCAGTTCTGGTAAAATCTACTTTCCTCCCAGGGTGGTATTTGGAGGACGGCGTCTCGGTAGTAATACCCTGGCTGGGCTCCCCTACTAACTTGCTGTGCCCAATAAGCTGTTTCCTTATAGGGGATTCCGCCAATCTTTAAGTAGTTATACTGATAATTTAGTAATTCTAAAATTGCGTCTACCGCGAACCGTACGTTATTATCCTGATTTTGTGGGTCGTAATTGGTTACGGTTATAGGAATTCCCGACGCTTCTAGGGATTTAGTCCATGACGTTCTGAATGCTTTGTATACCTCCGGACTTTTTCCTAGGTCGGTCTCGGTTTTAAGCGTGTAGTATAGAAGGTTTGGAACATAAGATTCCCACAACTCTTGTAACCCAGATACAGCCGCGTTTGGAGTGTATACGGAAGACGGGATAACCATATTTACCGCATTCACAAGTGCCTGTCTTGTACCTTTTGCTTTGTAAAGGTAAATAGCCTGTCTAAGTTGGTCACGCCATTTGTCCGGGTCATCTGAGAAAAATGTCCACCCCAAATATCTTCCTAGGTATTGCAAAAATTCTTCGGGGCACTGCTCAATATCCAACAAGTATTGAATATCTCTGATAGATGTTTTTACATCATAGAATCCATACGCAAGTGCCTTGAGCATTTTACCCATGGGACCAGCGTTCTCCATCCTGCTTACATCAAGACCCAGAAGAGACGCGTTAACGATGTCTCTGAAGTATAACGAGTTGGGGTCGTCTTCATTTACCCATACACTAACAAGCGTGTCTAGTGCGCTTACAAGCTGTCCTCCGGAGGCATAGAAATTACCTACCTCACCTGGGTCAGGTGCGTATGTGGAAGAGGGGTTGTTAAACGGAACGGGGACAAACTTTTCACGCACAGAAGCCCATAAAGGGGAGTCTCCTTTGGTGTTCGTGTACATCCACTTAAATAAGTTTCGTACCCCATCAGAAGTTTTAATTCTCTTTCCGTAGTATAGGTTGTCCATTATAGAGCTATACAGGAAAGAGCTTACGGGAACTGAGTTAGAATCAACTATAGTTCCAGAAGTGTTCTGGAAATATACCCAGCCAAGTTTATCAATTAGTGTATTGGCTACCCCAGACATCGTAGTGACGTTAGGGTCAACTACGGAACTAAAGCTGCTTCCAAAAAACTCGGTTACATAATTAAATTGTGTGTGCGGAAGAGCCGATGTTAGAAGGAAGTTAGAAAATTCTTCTTTATTGGAAAAACTTCCAAAGGTTTTTCCTAAAGGTCTTAAAACATAATTTTCATAGGTAGTAGGGCTTACGTCCGTCAGATTATTGAAAGGTACGAAGTAGGGGACATACGATTCATTACCGCTAAAAGAAGATACTTGTAGATTGTAAGTTGTCGGCGCTCCAAGCAAGCTTGAAACGTTTCTGGCAAGGTAAAGGATAGACCCAAGTACCCGGTATTGCAAATCTTCCTCAGAACCAAATAGGTTATACTCAGTTGATTCGTAGTACTCAGGAACAATACGTCTGATTACTTCAATGTAATTAGATTTAAAGTGTTGTTGTCCTGCACCTTTATCCGACATTGCCATGGTTATACAAGCTCCGTAGTAAATTCAAAGTTGTTAAGTTGTACAATCTCATTAAAGTTCACGTAAATGTTTTCTGGGAGATTGTTTACTTGGAAGAATCTAATTTCCGGAACAGTTAACATGAAATTGTTCAGTTCTGCCATGCTTATCTTTTCACCGAAAGATAAGTTATCGACATTAAAAAACTCAAGCAATTTATCCGCTGCTTTTTGCTGAATCGAATCAATGAATCTCTTATTAGCTTTATCGATATAAAGAGTTGCTACCAAATCTAACGTTCTGACTACTCCATCAGAGATGACTATATCATCCGTTAACATCTTATAGTTCTGGAAGTAATCTAACAATTCTTTCTTCATCGCCACAGACGCCCGCTCTAGCTGATTGTCCGACGCTTTTGACAGTACGAACAAATCGATAACGTTGGCTGCTGCTCCATTAGTTCGTAACGAAGCCATGGCTTTGGCGGTAGTTCCTCCAGTCCCCACAAAAGAATTAGCAAGAACATTGTAGTCTTCTCCGGTTACTGCTCGGTACTGAGTTCTGAAGAAGTACGGAGCGTATCGTTTTGCGTGAGCTACCGACTCGGGTGGGTTTCCACCAGAGCCTTTGGTTGTATTTGTTATGGTAGCGTCCACGGGAGTTACGCCAGCATTATAACACCTAATGGTATTATTTAAGGTTCCTCTTGCAATGTTTCCATTGCCGCCTCCCCCGGTTCTATAGGTAACCACAAAAGACGCGCCAGGAGTTGGTAGTTTTCCTCTGACTCCGTCTCCGAAGGTTAGTACACATCCAAACCCTCCTGTATAAGTTTTTTCGAATACGGGGGTGCTTCCTCCCGAAGCTAGGAATAGATTACTAATTTCATTGTACAAAGTACCACCCGATTCAGTGGACGAAACCCCGATACTTCCCTCAATTACGGGACCATCAGTAATCTCAAAAGTTTGACGTGTTTTAACCCCACCTCTAAATGTTCCATTTGCGGTCTTAAACGCTCCTTCGACCAAGAATAGACTGCTTGCGACCTGACCATTAAAATCGAAAGTAGTATTTAAAGATAAGTCCTTAGAAAATAAATCTAGCGTTCCGTCTGTTCGTTGCTTAGTTACAGTATATGTTAGTGGAACATTACTTCGCTGATTAAGCACTTCGATTGTTCTGTCGCCTTGCTTAACCACAACCGGAAAACTTGGCGTGGTATTATCTGGAAATTTTAGTAGTCCTGTGGCTTTAGATGCGGTAGGACCTTTCATGCGAACCCCAATAAGCTCCAAAAGCCTTTTTAGATTATCCTCGTTCTTTACAGTATCAATGTACATTTCATTGGCTGTCATATCAGTCCGCAACGCAAGAACCGAAGACATATACGCGAACATTTCTAGAAGCATCTGACCTAAGTCAGAAGCTGCGAAGTTATTGTAATCCAATGGGTAGACGGATTTTAGGTAATTTTGTAACGCTGTGCGGTACTCGTCAAACCCATTAATATTATAATCAATAAGGTCGGACTTTCGGTCGTCGGGTACCTGTCCTAACTTTAAAAAATCGGACTCAATGGTCCCATCAAAGCCTGATATATTATACAGACCTTGAAAATAACGGGAATAGTCAGTGTTAGTTGGCATAATTATATGAGAACCTCCACCAGTTCTCCGTTTAGCAAATCATCTTTCGATGTAATATAAAGTTCTATTTTTAAAGTATGGTTTTCGTAGTCGGGAGTCAAAGAAATACGCTTAACAATAACTCTCGGTTCATATTTAGCTATAGTTTCTAGAATCTGACTTCTTAAGGTGTCAATTAGGTCATCAGTAAACTGTTCAAACACGGAAGCTCTCACGTCAGTACCAAAATCTGGTCTCATAACTCTAGCCCCTCTTCCAGTCATAATTAATTGAATAACGCAATCTCTCAATGACCTTAGATTTTCGTTCTGTGCAACATAACCTCCAATTCCCTGATTCATCATCGGGAATGCTACACCAAGAATATTCTTCTTGGCGTTAGTTTTTACGTAGGTTAAATCGAAATTAGTCATTTGTTATGGGCTCGGTATTAAGATATTGTGAAAGAATCCTTTCTGGCTATCATAATTTATTTTAGCTTCAGAAGTATTTAGAGGTCGAGAATAAATCTTAAAACTACCGATAAATCCATCTAAGCCACTACGTGGAATCTGTCTTCTTCCGGATACAGTTCCTCCTGTTCCTCCTGATAGGGGAGGGTGGTGCTGACCCACGGGATAATCTCCAAGGCTCCCCAAAGTGATTGAACTTACGGAATCACCTTTCTGTGTTTGCTGATGGAAGTTATTTGTGTTGCTTCCTAAGAACCCTTGTGGTCTAGAGTTGGTACCAGGAATTCTTGGAATGTTATCCGTATACCCACCACCAATAATCCAAGGGGTGAATACGGGGAATGCTACCCGCTCCGGGGTACACCTCTCATCATAAACCGTGTTTCCTAAAAAGCTCTCGGTCGTGGGGTCATTAAAGCTAATAACATCAGTTTGGTCCTCTAGATTAATTTTTACTGCCGTTGGAAGCACCGTATCATTAGGGGAACCCCCCAATACGTCAGTTAATGAAGAGGTAGTAAGTAATTCTCCATCAAAATGGAAATCCACTTTATTTTTAGTATAGTCAAAAGATATATTAATGTGGTGGTATCCCCCGCTAACGGAATGAATTCCATAACCACTTGAAGTTAGAACCGAACTGGGAATAAACATTCCTACTTGGGTAGTTTCTCCCACAGGAGGCACGACTCCTGCGGAAGCAGCCCATCTCTCGGCTAAACAAACACTATGTCCCCAAGAAGTCTGTGGGGTGGTTGCATAAGATTGGTTTTGTCCTACAGTAGGCGCAATACAAAACTCCAACCCACTTGAATAAAAATCATATGCTCCAAGAGTGTTAGCTTCTGGCGACCCCTGGTCTCTCCAACCCATTATCATACCTATAGTTCTAGCGAAGTTAGTGCCTCCAGCTTTCGTTTGAGTAGATGCGGTTACGTAATCGGATGCTACAGGACCACTGTTCTCATTAGCAAACACTAACTTGTACCTATGAGTATCCGTCATGCTTACGTGAATCTTAGGTACGTAAGCCCAGAAATCAATAGAAACTCCTTCCTGGCTGTAGAATAAATTATCTAAAGGTCTCACTCCCTTGAATGGGATATTTGGTTCAAGTAAATTGTAATTCCTTGTAGTGTTAGGTAGTCTCACATAAGACCCAGAGACGTTAGCCCATAAAGGATTGTGGGTTGCGCGTTCATCAAATATAGTTCCTGCGAAATAAGCTTGTCCAACGCCTGAGGGGAATACCAAGGATTTGTCCCACCCCACTAATTTTGCGTCGAGACGTGTCGAACCTTCAGCTGCATTATTTAAAGCGTATACCGTTCCAGACGGTTGGGTGACGGCGTCTGGGTCTAGGAAATTGTAACACACCAATAGACCATCACTCACAATGTCATCCGTCAGGGATTTATATAATGGCGTTGTTGCGCTTAAACTTCCCGAAGTTTCTCTGTGCGTCCAGTCCCCCAAACCAATCGGGTCTACTGCTAAGGATTCCACAGACCGTACTGGTCGGTCGGTAGGAGCCACCACGTACTTGGCTTGGTATGGAGCAATTACGGTGTCCAGGTCCTCAGAAAATAAAGTTATATTTTTTTGTACATTCAGAGGAATATCCGACTGTTTTAGGTAGGAGAAATCATTAATAGGGATTCGTGGAATTTGCTGCCACCTTCCAACTTTCGCTAAAATATTCTCTGGTAATGGAATACTTACTACTTTTTTTGCTTTAGTGTTGTACGGGACCGTCTGACCTCCTTCTAGGGTGAAGAAGGTTACGGTTTTTAATTCGTCGGGCAATTCCTCATACTGTAACTTATACTCAAAAGCTTTGCCTCGCGGAGGTTCGTACTGAAAGAATAGACCTTCTCCGAGAGGGTGAGTTCTATTGGTTACTAGGAAAGTGTCCCTGCCATAAATCGCAGCAATTGCCAGCTGTCTCTTTCTCTTTTTTATCTTTCCGTCATACACGGATGCTACCGCACCCAACTGCGCGGTGTAGGATTGAACAACCGCGTCTGTAGCCCCGTATCCGTTTGCTAGAATCTCGCTGATGTATCCAGAAACCTCAGTCATGTGAGATAGTTTATCGTCTTCAAACTGCTGGAGAACGTCATCGAATTCACAAAAATCTTTAACTCTGGGGTTCTCTCCTTGATATGCTTTGTTTAAATCAAAAATAGTGTTTACAGTGCTCTCCCCATCCTCTTCCGTAAAAGATAATCCGCGACCTCCTCTATTGGAATCGTATTGAAGATTCCACATACTAGCGGACACTGGGTACGGAACTATGTTGGGGACTTTATTGGTTCTAGAGTTATAGTAAAGACCGTCTTGTGATAGCACAAACCTATCTGTAGTAGAGATAGGAGGACCAAAATCTAGGTCAAACACGGGGTCCAAATCCCCCAAGGTACCCGAAGCCTGTGCTCTAAGGGAGTTTAGAATGCGTTGATTTTCGACAAAAGGAGTAATAATTTTATTCTGAATAAGATTCTCGTTGCTTTCTATAGCCGCATCCAGTTTCTCTTTGGCAAATTCAGGTATGGCATCCAAGTCCAGGGCTGAGAAGTTCAGAGCTGGGTTTGGCAGCTCGCCGTTTGCTCTACGTTCTAAAATAGAGGAAATCAAGTCAATCGTCTCTTGTATCTCCTTAATCTCCACAGAAAGTTTGGACGCTGCTAACTGTTGCGCGGAAATTTTAGTAGTGGTTATGTCGCTTGTAGGGACTTGATTGGTCGCAAAGTATGAGTTTACTTCTGCGGACATTTCGGAAATATCGTCCGAAGAAGTTTCGGGAGGAACTGTTCCCGGAACAAATACAGGAGAGTCACTAGGGTTCGTGCTTGAAGTGTTTAGGAGTGATGCTCCGTTAGCAAATGATTTTGCGGGAGCGCTCATAGACTCCTGTATGGTCGCGGCTGCGCGACCCTCATTATTACTAACCTGAATTCTACCTGCTACCGGGTTACGAAGTACCGACGTTCCCGATAATTTTGCTATCTTGCTATTAGCTGCCGCCAAAGAAACATTTTTAGATTCTTTATCTGCAACTAAGGAATTACTTAACCCCGTCAATACCTGTGAAGGCATTAAGTTAAGAGATTTTTCTGTGAATAACGTCATTAGTCTATTATATTTAGGTTATTGTTCCGTTGAGCCAAAATCCCGGCATTTGTCTGGCAGTGTAAGCTTCTGTTGCGTTTGGTATGGATGATTCAAACTTATATAACCTAACTGTCAGCCACTGTCCTTTATCTACTAGCAACGGTCCTATATCCTTTAAGAGCCCATTTATCTCTAAATCGGAGGCTGCGCCTCCTGCGAACCTAACGTACTTTCTGATATATCTGGTTGCGGAGGGATTACCTTCGGTGTGCAACATTATAGAGTACATGAACTTGGTTGTGGAAATTCCTCCCCAGGGATATGCGCCTCTAAAATCTAAATTCTCTAAATTAAAAGAAGTAAACGAAGAGGTGTTAAATGGAGGTTCGTTTAGGGTGGGGGAGGTACTGCGAAAATCTAAAAGGGTTACGTCCTGGTAATCCGAAGAGCCGTCGTCAATCACCTCACCCTTTATCTCAATATCGTTAAGACTTACTCGGTGGAAATATTGAGAAGAAGGGGTAAACTCATCAAGTTCAATGCGAATCTTGGCGACAGGCTGAGTTGAGTTATACCAATTATCAACCCACTGAAGGTGACGTACGGCGTCAACGGCAGGATTGCCCGGAAACACGGTCTGTAGTATTCCAGATAAATCAGCGTTCAGCAGTCTTATTTTTAAATCTTCCCATGGCTGTAATACGAATTTATCGTCATAATGTATATCGTTAACATCTTCAAGACCAGCGGTAGGACCCCATTGATTCAGTTTCCACTCTACATCATTGCTTGCGGAGAAAGCAAAGAAGTTTTGGGTTAGATTGTTAAGAGGTTGCGTTGCAATATAAGGCTGTACTCTCACATTCCCGAAAAATGCGGGGTACGGACCTCCCGCAGCAGCAACACTGCTAGGATTTATATTACTATAGGTCCATAAAGGTTCAATACTTAACTTGCTTATAATTTTTGGAGTTGGGGGGAATGCTCCGTTAGCCTGAGGGTCTCTATTCCTATACACCATTTGGCTACCAGAAACCGTGTCTAACTGGTACGTCTGTCCGAAGTATGTGGACAAATCGTCCGCATACCTATCAGGAACATCTCTAGTATTCCCCCAAAAGCAAAGAGAGCTTCCGTATATTTCTTTTTCTATGACTGTAACCATGATTACGGTGATGGTGGTGATGTAGCTCCTGGGATTATACCCAGTAATGTCGGGTGCGTATGTAGGTTGAGAGAGGTTTGTGCGACAATCACGTCACCGTTTCCACCTGTGATATTGACGGTGGTACCTGTGGTATTGACGTTGGCACCTGTGGTAGTGATAGTAGGACCACTAATATTAATAGAGTCAGGGGTCATAGTAATACTACAGTTACCGCATTTTAAGGTTATTTCCTGGGCGGCTTCTAATGAGATTTTTCCATTATGTGAAGTGACCCCAATATCCCCTAACCCCAGGTTGTCTATGGAGAAGTCTTTTTTGCTTTTAGGACTTATAGTATGTTCCATACCTCCAGTCTTAGTGCTTACTTCTACATCTCCCCCTACGCTTGTTATTATGGAATCGTCGCCCACGTTTCCGTGACCAACACTGGTGATTTTAATCTGATTATTGTTCTCGTCAACGAGGGTAATATTCTCTCCTCCCGTGGGGGCGGGAGCATCGCTCATAATAAGTCTCTTGTTTCCTCCCGTCTTTAATTTAATCTCATTTATTTTTCGTTCAGAAGTATTTTTATCTGTTAGCGATATACTGTGTCCTTTTGGATGTTTTAGTACAAAAGAATCGGGTAGGTCATTATCCCGGTAAACATCGGACTCATTCGGCACTCCATAAGAGAGCATAGGGTCATCAGGAGGAGTCTCCCCATTATCCATTACTTCATTTTTAGTAAGCTGTGAGGGGTCCCCTAAAATATAAGGTTGAGTTTTGGTGTCGGGAAGTTCTTTTTGACCGGGAGCATACAAACAGCCGAGCCAGATATTTTGGGAAGGCGGGTCGTCGGCGGCTACTCTAGCCACAAGAACTGTTGCGCCTATTCCGGGGACAGCGAAAAACCCGTATCCTGCGCCCGCGATGGGGGAGACGTAATCACATGTTTGTGCGCCTTCCGGGAATGCGGGAGAGATAACCCGAATTCTACCCGCCCGTTGGTCGTCAAGGGTTTGTACTACTGTACCTAGCGCAAAAAAGCCGTGCCTTTGGGAAGTTATTGACGTAACTTCCTCTTGTACGGGAGTCTCGTCGCCAAACGGAAGCATACTATCAAGCGTGTTTCGCGCATAATTAGCTAAACCTCCAGCAGCTTCGATATCAGTTTTCTTAATAGGCACTATGTTATCTCCTTAAGATTAGTTAGGCTCTCATTAGGAAGTCTAACCATCTCCAATTCGGTGAGAAACCCTTGCGATGGGTTGAGTCGGTGTTTGAATCCTGTTAATTGATACACCCCACTTAGCCAATGAAGTGACCCGTTAGCTAATCGAGGGTCATAATACTTAAAACATATTCGTCTACTTAAGTATTCTGACGCGGGGTCATCAATTTCAGGTATACCCAAGGTGGTTAATTTTACGGTAAATGCCTCTTCTTGCATGGCTACGGAATAGTTGTACGCCACGTCGGTCATCTTCCGTGATTGTTCTACTTTAGATATTCGACTTCTAATAGAATCTAAATCTATTCGCCGTCGTAATATCCGAACAGGTTTATCCTCTCTCACGATACCATTTGCCGTCACTTTAATTGACGGGACGGTTGTTTCGTTATTTTGTCCATTCTCCCCATAAACATCAGGGTAAAGCATATGTAGCATTTTTGGGTTGGACACAATACTGGCTAATTTTCTTAACTCTAGGGCAGTATTTGGACTAACAAGCTCTATTTCAGTTAATTCATCCTCACCAGTTTTAGGGTCTACTTGGTACGCGGATAATAGTTCGGGTAGCAATTCGAGAAGCTCTACATTAATCTCCATATTAGACTGGTCATTTGCTATTTTTTGCAAACGTTGCAACTCACCCCTTTGTTGCTGTTGAGCTTCCACGCTTTGGCTACCGTCAATATTAGCTATTTTGTCAGCCAATATATTAGAAATGGTATTGGAGATTAATTCATTGGAAAGAGTTTCTCCACCGTCAAAAAGTTGTTTTACGTCATTCCACTGTCTAACGGTGTAATTACTTTGTGCTAGGTTAACAAGCACACGAGTATCTCCGGTAAATTCTACTTTCGCTACGATAGAATCCGGAGTTCCATAATCCAACCAGCAATAATTTGGTCCCGTACCTCTATTAGTTTGGGGGAAAGACAAAATAGGTCTTATTACGCTATCGGAATATTGAGATATAATACTGTCTTCTGGCATTACTAAAAGAAGACAATTATTTTTTTCCGCCCAAACTTCCTCCCAATCGACATCTTTAAAAATAGCAGAATTCTCTTTCAAGTTCTTTTTGTCAGCGGGAGTAAGAGCATTAACCTGTACTTGCACTATCCTCATCTTATCACTCTTTCCTATTAGCAATCTATTAAGGTTGTTTAAAATAGATTGTAGGAACGCGCTGACGTGAGGGTTCTCGCCGTCGTCGCCCATACTCACATATGCGTTTGAAAATCTATCAATAAATCTACGGAATCTCTCTGCTTCGCTAGGTTTAGGTCTTTCGGGAATAAATTTAGTGAGTCCGGAAAAAGTTTGGTCGGCAAACTTGCCAAGCTCTTCCACCGCTTTGCGCTGGTCCTCTAACTGCTTCTGTTTGTTCTCGTCGTAATTCTGTGTATTCTTAAGAATCCATAATGCAGTTTCGGCGGTAGGTTCTAAATTTACTAGCGGTGGGTTAAACTGTAGTTCTTCCTCTTCTGGGCTAGAGGAGGCTTGGTAGGGGTCAACCATTGATGAAAAATTAACTGCATAGTTAATCCATTCCTTGAATGGTTTAGCGGATGAAGAGTCAGGAAGCTCACGTGGTTTTCCAGGAGCCACCTTACTAAGTTCTGCGATGGAGCCGCGTTCCAAATTCACTAGAGGAGCACTAAAAGTGTCAAACGTACCAAGTGGTTTGTCTTGCTCACCCCATAACACTAAGGTATCGTTCCGGTTATAGCCAAGACGAGTTACTGGATGACTAACGGGAATGGGGTGAAGGTAGCTGTCGCCCTGTCCGGTACTGACCGCGTCTCTCGCACGTATGGCATCCTCGGTAGTAAATAAAGTTTCTAATTTCTCAAAAGGAAACGAAAATTTAAAAGACTTATCATCGTTAATAGGAGACATCGTCTTATAATTTTTATCATTTACCATCCCAGCATTGAGCCAGACACGCCACTTCGGATTCTCATGTTTTTCTTGTGTAGTAAGCGGTCTTATTTTTTTGTCGTGATACGTGTACGGATTTTCTGAAGAACCATCGCCAGAGAAAGTATAATAATAACCCATCGGCCAAAAGCTTAATCTGTATACTTTTTCTCTGCTAACTCCCGAAACTTGAGTGTAGCTGGGTTCGAACTTACTCTGCAACCATTCCGTTTGAATGTTAACCTCTAGATTATTAATATTGGAAGCCAAATTGGTTTCGTCTTCAAGACCTTTCTCTGGGTCAACATTGGAACCGGTTGTCTGGTTAGGCGATAAAACGCCAGTTACTGGTTCTGGGGTACCTACCGGGTTCATCTCCCACTTTAAGCCAATTGACTCAAAAACCATCTTGAAAGCCTGATACAAGATTTGGGGGGTTACGGTTCCATCAACACCACGGTCTATGTTTTTAGCAGTGATAAGGGGACGGTCTAGCAAATCTTCAAATGCTTTTACCTCTTCTTCAGTTAACCCCTCGGCTGTTACAGATTCGCTCGTGGTACCCTCTAAACCCTCCTCTTTAATGGAGGCGTTTAAGTCAGCTATAGCATCGCTTTCCCCTAATGCCTTGGCGACCGAATATACGAGACCATCAATACTATCGGTGTAAGAGCCCAAATCTACAAGAGGAACACATTCAGGGTAAGTGCTTGTATAGAGAGCAAATATATCGGTTAAAATTTCAGATGGTTTCCTGAGCGATAATTGACCGTCTGTCTCATCGGATACTTGTACTCTGGCTAAATATGGTCGCCTATTAAAATCAGGGTTTTGTTTAGAGTAAGAAAACAGGTCAACCGCATGAAGCTCAATAACCCTATCCTCTTTATCCGACACATAATATTTAATGTCAAAAATTTTAGCCTTGTGAATTCTTGACAGTCCTGCGTCGGCGTCGGTACCATACCCAAACCTCAAATATACGGAAGGGAGTTGAGGTGGGGAGTCATTAGCTAAAAGCCCTTCGTCTTGGTCCCCGGTCGCGCCTTCAACGTCAAGCATTCTCGCTTCCTTTTCGGCGGCTGTTTTAAACTGCTTAAACGTAGAAGTGGTGGAGGGGAATACTTCGTCGTAAAAGCCCAACAAGAGTACTTCTAGTTCCGAGGTCGGATTTAGTATTCGAATACGATAAGAGTGTTGACCTGAACCCTGAGAGAAGTCCGCCTCAAAAGACTCAAGCATACCCCTCAAATTAAATGGGTCGGATAGACCATAAAAACCGTTTCTTAACGTGGTATCCGAACTTAGCCTCGACCCGCCTTCGTCTGTGGACAGGAGGTCATCCCGGTTAAGCGACATATAAACTGCCGCAACCTCGTTAGCGTTGTACGCGGCTGTCTTTGTCATTTTATAGTATTGGGATAATTATTTGGGTACCTGCTTTTAGGTCTTCTTCATAATCATATACGTTGTTTGCTTCTACGATAACCCACCACAAAAGCTCGTTACCATATGCCGCATAAGCAAGCAAATCAGGACGACCTTCCATATTGTTAGGAACAACCGCAACCTTAGATTGTCCAGGCTCTTGTATTGAAGTTATAAAACTTCTATACGCTTTTGACATTCCTATATCTGTTATAGTCTTTCCTCTATGAGAAATAACTGTTCCCTGAAAAATATTTTGTCTATCTCCGTTTAGTGCCATTAGTTTATCTACCCGCACCAGGAGTTATGGGACCTCTAGGAAGGTCTATGGGGACAGGGTCAATATTACCAAGACGGGCGATATAGTCCCACCCTGGAAGGTCGCCTCCAATCTCGGGATTGCCCCACAAGTTTCCGTTGATATTTCTCATCTCCTCAAGGCTGAGAGATACCTTTAGACGCTGCGCGGTTAGTGACTTTGTGTCATATCCCGCATTCTCAATCGGCTGTATTTTATAATCTGTTACAATACAGGGAGTAAAGTTATACATGGTGCCCCACTTTAATTCAACAATAGGAGGACCTTTTACAGGCATCTGTTGAGTACCTATAACAGCACTTCTAATGTTGTTTATTACTTTTTGCATTATTTTATGATGATTAACCCACTGTGGTGTAGTTCTCATCACCCACATTAACGCGAAATTCCAGTAATTTGAGCCTTGGGCGGATTGTTGCTGTGGGTTTTTCCACCATACGTTCGGACCCCAAGGACCTTCCGTGGAATGTCCTCGCTCGTAAGCTTTTCTGGTTAAGTCAGAATCCGATTCCGCACCCGCTGTAGAACCAGTATCTCTCCCCAAAGTATCTTGTAGATACTTGGTAACAGCTATCGTATCGCTGTAAATATCCCATCGTCCGGTGTTAATAGTGAACATTTCAGTTAAATCTTGCTGCCCAATCATTGAAGCCATATGAATGAGACTGTAATGAATATCTATCTTTATTTTCCTGGCTTCACTTCCTGTGTAAAGCCTAACGGGTTCATTTCTTAAAAGTATTTTTTTGCTTGCGTAATTCGCCTTTCTGGATTCCGTTATCATGGGGTTTTCGAAGAACGGAATCCACACTCTTCTTGTTGATGGATAATTATACTGAGTCTCCCGCTGTTCAGGGCTGGGGTTCTGCGACCCCACTGGTGCGTAAGTAAACCGAAGTCCAGCTCGTTTTTCAATAGCTTGGTTTAACTGAAATCTATCTATAGGTCCTAGCT